GTTAGAAAAAAAGCAGCTAAGAAAGCAAGACAGGCTAGTTTACAGACAAATAACAACCCACTGGCTTTAGAAGCTTTATTAAATGAGTTGTTACCAAAAGTAGTTGCATCAAAAATGACAAGTCCTGCTTTAAACTTTAGAACAGGCCGATTTGCAGCCAGTGCCGAAGCAAAAGATGTAATGGTTGGTCCAAGAGGTGGATTAAATGTAAATTATACTTACATGAGAGACCCATACGAAACTTTTGAACCAGGTAATGCAATGGGAAGTACACAGAGAGACCCAAGAAAAATTATAGGAGAATCTGTACGAGAGATAGCACAAAGTATAATAGGAGATAGATTTCTAAGGATTAGGAGAGTATAATGGAAAGCAGTTTAGCAAGGAAACATACCACGCGTAGACGCGCCATTGTAGAAGCACTAGCATTAGAATTAGAGCAAATAAATGGAACTCCGCCATATAGAAGTTCAATCGCAAAAGTAGAAAGACGATTGAAGTTTTGGGACGAAGTAAATGAGTTTCCTACTATTCACATAGGGGCAGGCTCAGAAACTCGAGAGTATGATGGCGGTGGGTTTAGATTTAGATTTTTAAGATTAACGATTCGATGTTATGCATCAGATGACAGTGATGTTATTTTAGCACTCGAAGAATTGTTAGAAGATGTTGAAACGGTACTAGAGGATAAAGATCCCTTAACGTATTATGATTCAACAGGAGCATCTCAATCAACGGTTCAAACAACAATTGGAACGGTGACAACAGATGAAGGAGTACTCGAACCTCTCGGCGTAGGAGAAATTACAGTCGAGATTCGATATTAAAATAGGAGAAAAGAATGGCATTTTTCTTTAGTAGAGATACCAAAGTATTTATGACTCATAGCTATGATGGAACTACAGCTAATACAGCTCTTTATGAGATACCTGTATTAGATGGATTTTCTTTTAGTCAAGGCACAAATACATCAGAGGTTACTTTAAGTGAAGCAGCAAATTCAACTGGTTACTCAAAAAGAGGTAGAGCAATGTTTACTGACTCTTTTGCGCCAGCAGAATGGTCGTTTTCAACTTATATGAGGCCAACTACGTCAGGTTCAGGAAGCGCATCAGCAATTACAGATGGTGCAACAAACGGACAACACGCAGGTAATGCTAAAAAGTTTGCAGTAGAAGGCCCATTATGGTCAGCTATGTCTGCACCAGGTGGAACAGAAGAAGGCACTAGCTATAACAAAGGATCTGGAGGGAACTTCCCTACAACCGCTGCAGCTTATGAGCCAAATGTGTTTAATTTTGCAAACTCAAACCAAGTTACTTTAGGTACATTTGATTTATTCTTTGTACTAGGAGCATCTAAGGATTCTGAAGGCAATACTTATACAACTGGTACAGACGGAGTAACGGTTTATAAACTAGCAGACTGTTCAGTAGGTTCAGCTTCAATAGACTTTGATATTGATGGATTAGCACAAATTGGCTGGTCTGGAAATGGTAAAAGTGTAGAAGAAGTAGCAACTTTAGAAACTAGAGCAACAGACTCTGGTAACAGTGTGACAGGAACTACAGCTTTAGGCATAGTAAACGAAGGAATAAGTTCAACAGGCAATTTTATTAGACAAAAGCTAACAGATTTAGAAATCATTTTTGATGTATCAGCATCAGATGGTACACTAGGTGCATTAGCAGTTGATGGAACAAATGATGTAACTTACGGAGTAACACTAACAGGTGGTAACATTACGATTGAAAACAATCTAAGTTATTTAACACCAGAAACACTAGGTTCAGTTAACCTACCATTAGGACATGTAATGGGAACAAGATCAGTTTCAGGTAACTTTACCTGTTACTTAAACGATACAGCAAATGGGTCATTAGACTTATTTGAAAGATTACAAGAATCAAGAGGTGTTATTACTAACGCTTTTGACTTGAAATTCTCTATTGGAGGAAGTGGAAACACTCCAAAAGTAGACGTTGAAGTAGACAAAGCTCATCTAGAACTACCAACACACAGCTTTGATGACGTAGTATCAGTAGACGTGGCTTTCCACGGTTTACCGACAGACTTATCATCAGGTACGGCTGCATCAGCTACAAACGAAGTAAAACTTACTTACGTATCGTAGTAAAACAAACTCGGGAGGGCTTAGGCTCTCCCACTTTTTAGGATAAAAAATGACGGAACAAAAACAACCAAAAGTTTCACTGAAGAGTTTATTAACTCCAAGTAAAACAGTCGAAATCGAGTTTCCAGGAATGGACGGTTTCGCAGTAAAATTAACATACTTAGCAAGAGAAGAATTGCTAAAACTTAGAAGCAGAGCAATAAAGCAAGTTCTAAATAAAAGAACTAGAGCATACGAAGAGCAACTTGATAACGATAAATTTTTAGTAGAATACTCTAAAGCAGTTATTAAAGATTGGAAAGGTTTAAAGTATTCTTACTTAAACGAGCTCTTATTAGTAGACATTAGTGACGTAAACGCTGATGACTGTTTAGAGTTTTCATCAGATAACGCAGAATTACTACTAAAAAATTCTGGAGATTTTGATAGCTGGGTTTCTGATATGCTAGGTGATTTAGAAAATTTTACCAAAAGCAAGTAGAACAAATACTTGCTTTATTAAAAAGACAATACAAAGAAACAAGCATTGACTTAGATAAATATCTCGCTGTATGCGAACAGTTAGGCCAAGAGCCCGACCCTGATAAGATGCCTCCTGCTATAGATATATACCCATATGAAGTGCAGTTGGCATTTTTTATGTGTAGTCTATTACAAGATACATGGGACGGTATGAGTGGTATGTATATGGGAAAAAATTTGTCAGGTCTTGGAGAATTACTAGACATTTACGAAATAGAAGATAAAAAGACAGTTGTGTTCTTTATGAAATCAATAGATAGAGAAAGAGCCGACTCGATTAACACCGAGGTAGCAAGAAAGCAAAAGGAAGCTAAAAGGAAAAGGTAAATGGCAGGAGGAAAAAAGAAATCAGGAGGTCAGGTAGACTTTAAGGTCACTGCTTCTGGATTAAATAAAGTAGAAAAGGATGCAAAAAAAGCTGGAGCAGGTTTTAATCAATTAGATAAAAACGCATCATCAGCTGACCGTGCCGGAAAAGGTGTGGCACAAATGTCATCCAATGTTACTAAAAACTTTAGTAAGATGTCTCAGGGTATTACAGGAGGGCTAGTTCCTGCATATGCTACTTTAGCCGCTCAGTTATTCGCCATTGATGCTTTATTTAGATTTCTAAAAGATGCTGCTGACTTCCGAGTACTTATGGAAGGTCAAGAAGCTTTTGCAGCTACAACAGGTAGAGCAATGAAAACTATTGCTCGTGAAATTCAAGCAGCTACCGCAGCTCAGATAACATTCAAAGAAGCTTCACAAGCCGCAGCTATCGGACTTGCTGCAGGACTATCACCAGGTCAGTTAAAAGAACTTGGTGAAAGTGCTAAAATTGTCTCTATTGCACTCGGTCGAGATGTAACAGACTCATTCAATCGTCTTGTTCGTGGTGTTACCAAAGCGGAACCCGAATTACTAGACGAACTCGGTATTATTCTAAGATTAGAAGAAGCATCAATAAGATATGCTTCTGCATTAGGTCTTAACAAAAATCAACTTACCACTTTTCAAAAATCCCAAGCCGTTGCAAACGAAGTTCTTCGTCAATCAGAAGAGCGATACGGAGCTATTGCAGAAATGCTTGGAGACGATTCAGTCAACCAATTAAACAAACTCAGCGTTGCTTTTGATGAAGTTTTAAATAACTTTAGAAACTTTATAGGTCCAATTGCAGAATTTTTTGGTGGATTCTTAGTAGAAAATATAGAATCGGCTACTGCAGCTTTAGGTGTATTTGCAGCGACTATATCTGGTGGACTAATTAGACAAGCAATCCCTCAAATAGATACTAGAGGAGCTTCTAATCAGATTCAACAAAATTTAGGTAATTTACTCTTAGATGGAAATACTAATGAGTCAAAAGCAAGAAAAGAAAGAATGTTAGCAGGTAATTATACTGATAAAGATGTTGCTCAATACCAAAATTCTTTAAAAACAAAAACAACTAGTTTACTTACTTTTGAAAATGTTAGTAGAGCAGAAGCTACTAGAACATTCAATCTTCTTAAACTACAAAGACAACAGATGGTAGTAGAATCCACTAGAGGTTTTGCAAGAATGAGAGCCCAATTTGTGATGGAACTTTACACTATGCAAGCAGAGCACGGTAAAGTTATGGGTACAATAAAAATGGGTTTTGTAGCTTTAGGTAAAGTTGCTAATGGTATAATGAGATTTGCAGGGTTTGTTGGAATAGCAGTTATGCTTGTCCAGATGGGAAAAAGTTTATATGAAAGATTTAGAGGTGTAGATAAAACAATAGAAGAACTAGAAAATAAGACTAAAAAACTTACAGAAACACAAAAAGGATTAAACGACGAACTAGAAAGAACAGCAAAAGATTATGAAAAA